TTGGATAGAGTCATTGACCTCCCCCATATTGCGTCCACACGTTCGGCATATAAGATACTTGTAAAATCCTGATTTGATTATATTGAAGGTTGGATGAGGGCATTCTTGTCTGGCATTCATAAAGGCTTTGGCTACAATGACCTTCTTCCTTGGTTTTACCATTCTTCACCATCTGGGAATGGATTTTCCTTAACAGGCTTTACCCTCTTAATTATAGTTATGCGATTGCCTTTTTTTGCTCTATGATTTATTCTCTCTATTGGCTTTTCAACCATCTTGTCAAATTTCTTCATCATTTCGTCTGTTCCAGATTCCTTACAGCATGGTTCATACTTCTGACAGTTAGGAAACATTGATTGAACTTTAACTATAATCTCATCGTCAGGTAGATCATGTGTCTTGGAACTTGCGACAGGTTTCTTATTCCAAATATCAGGATCATTGGGTTTTTTATTCATTGTCATTTTAACTCCAAGTACCCCTGAAAGTTGTCATTCTTGCTGGTATGCTTGAATGTATGTCTTCCGTCTCTTGCGTCAACGTTGATTGTTTTATTCTCTTCATAATGATGATGATGTTCTATATATTGTGTCTTATCTTCACCGTCATTTCTAGTAACAGCCCAATATAGAAGAAATATAATTCCTGGTATTATAAGAATGATTGTGGCACACATGAATGCTCCTAAGTACAGAGCTATGTTGTTCCCAAGATTAGCCATATAAATCCTCCACGAGATAGAATTCTTCCTCATGTTTGTCTTTATGCTTTAACGCCACATACAAATGTGGTAAATCCCCATCATACTTCCAACCACAGTCTTCACATTCAAAGTTCACTTTAACATTACCCAAATATCATACACCCGCCAGTTATATAAATCTTACCAACCAAAATTCTCGCTTCGCTTCGCTCAGCCCCACTTTCGTAGCATACGTCTGCGAAAGTAGTCGATTATTTGACTGCTTAGTTTTCGTGCACCGTAAATTGATTTAATCCGTTCGCTATCATGTTTGTGTAAAACGACTCGACCATTGTAGTATGGGTACATTATACAGTCTTTATGTTGCTCGCAGTGCTTAAGTCCGATGGCATGGCCACATTCATGGATTAATGTATGTACCATGTTGTATGTACGGAGTTTAGTTCTAGTGTTTGGAGGATACTTGTCTGGATACACTTTATGTGCATTAACTGGCTTACCATTAGTTGTCCAGATTACAGAGTCATTAAACGTTATATCTCCCCCAATCTTTGATCCATTGGGAAAGTAGGCATATGCCAGAGTTCCTGGCCTATCTCGGAACATTTTGTCATTATCTTTTGTCTCAAATTTCATTTCTATATCTGCTGTTTCTGTTACTCTTTTAAATCTAATATCCCTAGTTCTTAATCCCCACTGTCTTAATGCTATAGCAAGAGCCTTATCCTCAAACTTACTATCTAGAAAGTGCTGTGATCCGTTTATAACTCTATATGTTACATAACCATATTTTCTTCGTCTTATTTTCCTAGGAACCCATTTCCCCTTATATTCGTCTATTGGATTATATTGAAAGTCAACGTCTATGTTACAGTCAAATTTCTTATCACTATCCTTAATAATACAAAATACGGTCATATTAACATCTTAGGTTAAGTTGCTTACAATAATCAGCGTATGCTGTAGAACTTTCTGGTATTGTTATTGGTTCAGGAAATATGCTTATTCCAACAGTTGTTAATAATACATATGTTAATATTACTAAAATTAGTGAGATAGAAAACACAATTCCAAAATGATCTACGTTCATGGATAACCACCGAAATGAGTAGACATTACTCTACAGGTATCTGTTGAAGATGTAATTTGAAACCAACATGACCTTTTCATGTCTTCTGGTACATAGTCCATATATATAAAAGTTACGTAGAAACCCCATACTAGAAGGACTATCAATCCACTAATAATCATTACTTTATACTGGCTCTTCATCTTTCTCAACTTCCAACTCTTTTATTTTATCTTCAGATAGGAAATTAAGTTTCCAGAATGTTCTCTTTGCTTGGACTGTCAGTTTCTTGGGATCTTTACCAAACATAAGGGTAAACCAATCAAACAATTCACTATAGTCTTCAATATCTAATTCTACCATTATCTTAAGGACACCCTTTCCATTGCATCTATTAAATTATTGTAGAGTTGTCTGTCTTCTTGTTTTATTAATATGGCCATCCCTTCTACGAAACCAGCAAATGAACCTAACCATGTGTCTTGTTCTTCCTTAGTTTCGAATTTTGCCACTATTGGATCAGATTTTAATTTAAATGCATCACAGATAAAATTTGCAGCACTACTTATTATCTCCCTTTCCTCCATATATTAAACAGTATTTATGGTGTAATAAAGATTGTGGGCTGGATAGTAAACCCAGTCCTCCCTTTCGCAGTTAGTACTACTAAGGTATGCATACTCACACCACCCACATCTTTATAAATATCTTATGATGTATAAATATATGGTTAGATTCGGTAAATCAGAAGAGGAAACAAAGCCTAAAAACACCTGTACTTGCACGTTTGATACACGAGATATCAACTGTAAACAGCATGGTGGCTAGTTACAGAAATATTACAGTTTCTTAACAAAGTTTATATATTGTAGGTATAAACAGTAGTTATGGGTTTTGTAGATCGACTGAAAGATGTAATCAGTTTTAGGAGTAAAGCATTTACAGAATCAACCGTTAGACCTAGCATTGCACAACCTTATATGGCTACCGATACAGGAGCCAAGCTACCAATATTCCCATTTCCTCTTATAATGATCTATGAGCTTGCAGATAATGTAGATGCTCTTAGAATACCTATTGAAACTATCAACCGTGAGATGTTTAAGAACGGTTTTGAGATAGTAGAAAAATGGAAGTTTAAATGTTCTAACTGTTCAAAGGAATTCCAATACGCCCCACTGGCAGGAGACATACGAGATGAGCAACCAAACTCAACAAATGAAGATAATGAGAGTACAGTAGGCTCTACAACATCATCAAAGGCAGTCAAAAAGCCACAGTTCCCAGTAAGACAACCAAAAGGAGTTGGTTTGGAAGGTCCATTACAATGTGACACTTGTGGAAGTCATGACTTGTTAAGGCCAACACCAGAAAACAGACAAGTGTTAGAGGATATGTTACACCAACCAGTCAATGCAAACGAGCAATCATTAGAAGATATTGTTAGAATGTTAGAAAGAGACTTAGAAATTGCAGATAATGCATATTTGTTAGTGTTAAAAAATTATTGGATTGATGATAAGACTGGCGAAATAGATCCAGAAAAATCAGAGATTAAAGAATTATTGAGAGTTGATCCACCTCAAGTCGCTATGATTGCAGACAGTGACGGTAGAGTTGGCTATGATGATAAGCATAATCCAGTTTGGGTATGTCCAAAGTTTGAGCACCGAGCAAAGAGGCTAACAGGCGAAAGATGTGACGTATGTGGTACAAAAGCATTGAAGGCAGTAGTTGAAGTTAACTCTGTTTACTCCATCGGTATACCACAACCTAAACGAGTTATCTACGGAGAGGGTGAGGTAATTTGGAGAGCAGGTAAATATAGGCCAGGATTACTTTATGGTTATTCTCCTATCTATGCAGTATGGTCTAAAGTTATGGCACTATCACATATGGATGAATACATTAGAAAATATTTCGATAAAATGCGACCTCCAAGAGGTATGTTAGTAATTGCTTCACGTAATTACGAAACATTCAGAAAATCTTGGGATGCACTTGAACAAAAGGCAACAGAAGATCCATACATGATTCACCCATTGTTGGTTGAATCTGACAAGCCAGGTGGTAAGAACATGGCACAGTGGATAGACTTTACAGGTTCACTTAAAGAATTAGAGTTTATATCAATTAGAAAAGAACTTAGAATGATTATTGGTGCAATATATGGAGTACTTCCATTATACTTCGGTGAACTACCAACTGGTTGGTCTCAGGAAGGTTTGCAGGTTACAATTACAAACAGAGCAATCAAATGGGGCCAAGACATTCTATTAAAATCATTCTTAGAAAAGTTAGCATTATTAAGAGGTGTTAATGATTGGGAGTTAAGATTAAAGTCTGGAGAAGAGACAGACAGATTAAGAGACTTGCAGATACAAGGAGTAGAGATAGAGAATATGAAATCATTGCAAGGACTAGGATTTGAGATAAGCAGAACACATACAGGTGAATTCAAAGTTTCAAAGGATCCAGTTATTAC